GTTGGGTTGTTTAGATTTATCTCTAAGAAGTTCCCGGAGGTTTGCTTCTTCTGCAAGATATACCATCATGGGTCTTTTCTTACAACAATCTTTGTTGGCATAAATGTCAACTCTTTTCCATTGCAAGTAATTATCAGGAAGAACTCCATCATAATAGTATTCTTTGTTTGCAACATCTAAAGGAAAAGTTTGAAGTAAAATTTGCAAGTCATCTTTTCTTCTAGTAGATTGCTCATCTCCTTCTTTAGTAAGATTAATACCATGAAGTTGTCTTCTGGACCATTCAACTTGGGCCTTATTAAAAGACTCAACTACCTGCCAGCATTCTATGTTGTCATAGTCTTGACTGTCAAGCTTGTTAAGCCTTTGCTTCATCTTTATGGTAATAGTGCTATTTAACATGGTTTACTTTTTTCTTCTTACAGATCCACCTTTCTTCTGATAAGCAGCACTGCTAGCTCGCATAGTTCCAGAAGAATTATAGTTACCTTTGTCCATATTATTCATTCTTTCTGTATTAACTCCCATAGCATCAATAGGATTAATCCCTGTAGGTCTAGAGCTATTCATTACAGGTGTTGGATTAGCATATGGGATAGGAGGAATTGCAGGATCATTTTGAGGAGAAGCAAATGCAGCGTTTGCAGCTTGCTCTTGAGTCATAGGACCAACTTGACTACCTGTTACATCTCCTTGAAATCTTTTCAATGATTTCTTATACTTAGACATTTCCCCACCAGCTTTTTTATAAGCCATATCTTTATTATCATTAAAGAATTTAAGTGGATTTGAAGTATTAGTCTTTTTCATAGTTATTTATTTTTAGCCATTTTTTTAAATGTTCTTGCCAAAGCCTTTCTCTTTGGTGTGCAAGTAGGTTTAGACATAGGAGTACAGAAACCCTTGTGTTTAGGGTTAACAGCTTTTTGAATCCATTTCTTATCCTTCTTAGCCGTAGCCATTACTATTTCTTTTTCTTCTTAAGAATTCTTGCAAGAACGTCAGCTCTTGTAATTTTATTCTTAGGCGGAGCTACTGCAGCTAACTTAGCATTTTTTGTAGCACCACCTGCTTTCATTTGCATTGGTCTAGTAGTAGCATTATAACCCGGCATACCAACAATAGTTTGTCCGCCAGTTTTCATTTTTTGTCCGCCACATTTAGCGCATCCTAATTTTGCCATGATATATATATTTTAACAGTTCCATTTTCTTAATGCAAGAGTCTTTCTTGTAGGCTCCCCATTTGGTTTTTTAGCAGGGCCTGGCATACCAGACATTCTTGCACAAAAACTCTTTCTTCTTTTAGCATCTTTACTTCCTGCTTTTAACTTAGATGGTTTAGTTGTTACTGCCATCTTAAGTTTACTACCAGGGTTAGCTGCTCTATAACTTGCTACTCCTTTAGCATTTAATCCACCTGTAGGATTTTTACCTTCTTTTCTGGTCCAAGCTGCAGTCTTTGCCATAACTATGATAAAAGAAATACATTAGTAGCATCTGTAGAATCTACAGCAACAAACCCAACATGTTCAACTTCATAAATATATAATGGTGGATACACTATTTTATATAATGGAGCTCTAAGAGTTATACTATCCCATTTTTGATCATAACCTGCTGCAACTAAAGCTGCCTCAGATTCTTCTTGGGTCATCTCTAATGGAAGTCTAATAACTAAATCTTCCATGTATGGTGACGGCATTCCTTTAACAGTTGTATCACCTAATGAATCTACAAGAACTACATAAGATGGATATTTTAAATCACCTTTAAATATAACTTGCATTGCATTCATTTTCCTTCCTGTAAAAGCTTGATACAGTTCAGCTGTTTTTGATTCTTGCTTAACTGCTTCTACAGCAGCTTGAAGCATCTCATTAAAATTTAACTTTTCCATAATTATATTTTTTTAACTTTATTACCCATACCTACTCTAGACTTTTCTGCTTTCTTAGCAGCTAACTTAGAAGGTGTTATTTCACTTTTTGTTTTAGGTGTTGCTTTAGATACTCTTTTGGTAGGTCTACAATATTCATTTTTACCACCAGCTCCACAAGCTTTTCCTGATTTAGTATCTTGCCATTTTTCTTTTTCCCATCTTTTTAAGTCTGTTCCCGCTTTTGTTTTTCTAACAGTACCTGAACCTTTCCTGCATTTTGCAATAGCTTGAGATGCTCTTGCTGAAGGAAACACAGCATACTGTGCTTTTACTTTAGAATAACAAGCATCTTTAGGCATGACTAATTCTTTACAGGTATTATTGTTCCTACTGGATATGGTGCCCCTATTGGCGCTTGTGTAATTGAAGTCTGTCCTTTATGAACTCTTAGTGCTTTTCTTAAAGGTACTGCAGCTTCATTTAAAGGACCATAACATTTAACTAATGTAACTCCATTAACTTCTTTATAATACTTACATGGCATACAGAACATGTTACTCATTCCTCCTCCTATTGTATCAGAAACAACAAAGGATCTATTTACTGTAGTAAGAGTTTCCCATGTTGGTGCTTGTGGTACAGAATCAAAATACCAAAAGAAAGACCATACTGTACTATCTGTTCCATCAGGAGATACAGAAGGATTAGGAACTAAGAAAGAATTTCCAATAGATGGACCATCTATTACAGGACATACCGAACATCCTTCCAAAAACTTTCTACCTTGAACCTTTACTGTATTACCCGTAGGTACTGCTGCAGATGCTCCACAAAATGCAAACTTTCCTTTATAAATATAAAGAGCATGATTCTGACTAAAGCTGAAACTTGTTATTATTGACAAGCAAAGTGTTATAATTATTTTCATATTATTTATTTTTTGTATATGTACTTAACACATTCATTTGTTCCTGAGCAAGTTTTTTTACATCAGCCATCATCTTAGTATTCTTTCTAATCTCATCAGCTCTTTTTAAAGTGCTTAATGCAGATTCAACTTCCCACTTTCTCATATCATTTTTATTTCCACCCATGAGGGAAATACCTAATGAAGAAGCTTTTTTAGCAGGTGTTGTTTTTGCTGTAGTTGTTTTCTTAATTGCCATAATTATTTCTTTTTAGTTGCACCACCTTTTCTCATCATAGCTGTTCCATACTTAGCTGTTTTTTTTGCCTGATCATAAGTTTTAGGCTCTTTAGGCTCTTTAGGCTTTTTAGGTCCACCACTCATTGTGCTCATATCATCACCTGTTGGTCCACCAGTTAAATATTTTTTAGTAGCAACTTTACCACCTTTTTTAAAGTTTTTTGTAGAACCTGTTGGTTTTGATACATCACCTTTTGAACCTGTTGATGGAACCATTGGTCCATTATTTTGAGTTGCTTCACCACTTGGATTATATACATCTTGTGGTGTAGACATACCTCCCATTCCCATTTTTTTCGTCATGCTCATACCCAACTTAGCTTTTGGTATAGCTTTTTTAGGAGCTTTTGAAGTTCCACCAACTTTTCCACCAGGAGTTTTATCAGCACTTACTAATTTCTTAGATTTTGTTTTAGTTATGTTTGAATTTTTCATTTTATATAGTGTTAAGAGTTCCATAATTTTTCAACAGAAGTGGTAAGTTCATTTAAAACATCCTCATGTAAAGGGTTTTTTAAATGCTCTATAACATCTGATACATTTCTTCCAAGTAAGGATCCTGACTTGGCATGATAAATATATCCATCTGCCTTATTAATAATATACTTAAAAAAACTGGAATCACGCACAATTGATTTAATTTTTAATGTTTCCATGTCCATATTATTTGCATCAATGAATGATTTTGCAGCTCTTTCTTTATTTGATTCAACTCCTTCTCCTGTAATATGTCTATCCATATTCTCATAGATAGTATCCATAGGAGTAGATTTTCTATACTGAGTACTATTACCATCTACAACTTTTGCTATGTAGAATAACTTAGTACTGTTTTTATCATATAATTTTTGAAGTTCAGAAAGAGCTTTGTTACGCATCTTTTTGTACTCTGTTCTAACCATTGAAGTTTCCTCTTCTTTATCAAGATAAAATTTAGGAGCAACTGGTCTTGATCTTGCATCCTCATAGCTTTTTGCTACAATAGAAAAACCTCCAGCTTCAATTGCCATAAGTTTAATTCTATCAAAAGGATTTGCCATATCTAGGAAGAGTGGTTCATTACCACATTTGATTTCAATTTTATTCCAAAATTCTGTATTGTCTGGTTTAAGAAGTTTTACTTCTTTCCAAAAATCTTTGTGTTCTGGATCAATAATATTAGCAGCAAGTTCTTTTTCTAAATCTGCTATAGTTTCTCTAATTTGTTTTACTCTAGCTTCTCTTTCTTCTTGTGGAAGAAGTTTGATCTCTGGAGCAAATTCATTAAGACCTGTTAAGTATCTGATGACACCATTGTTTTCAAGACAAGCCAATTGTTCATGATGCTTTACACCATCATAAAGAGATAAGCCATATTCTTCAAGGCCCATGTTAGTTGATTGACTATCAACAAAAGGTCTGATAGCTAACTTTGTTTTTTTGTTGCTGGTAGTTTCTACCATTGTAAATTGTGTTTCCATGTTGGTTTTTAGTTATTGGTTTTTATTTTTAAAATTTAAAAAAGGGAGAAGTTGCCTCCTCCCTTATTTTTATATAGATTAGATTAGAATGATCCGCCAGTTACTGGGTTTCTCATAACAATCTTAAGCACTTTAGTTGGATCCTTAACCCAAATAGCTGGGAAAGTTTGAGTCATCATTACTCTATATCCATTGAATTGACCAGAGGATTGGAAGCCTTGGCTACGTCCCATGTAATCCATAGTACCATTTTGATACCACCACTTCAATTGATTATCCCACTTCAATTTCAACAAGAAGATGTTGTCATTAGTATTATCAGTGATATCAAAGATAATGAATGAGTAAGAAGATAATGGGAAACCATCAATGATTGGGTTTTCAATATCATTAGTATGAATGTTGTCAAATGCAGGATTCAATACAAACTTAACATTTGCTAAGAAAGGAATCACATAAGAAGTGTATGCAAAGCCAAAGTTCAAGTCCATACCTTTACCAGTGATTGCACCGATATCAGCAGCCTGAATCAAAAGACCTGAAGATACTGCTTCTCTTTTGATAGCCTCATTTACCATTCTCATTCCACCCATACCAGTTTGAACTACTAGAGATCTCTTTGGATCTGGACCTTGGAACTCAACCTTACCATTGAAGAAGTTATAGATTTCTCCACGGAACAAGTCAAGAGTAAAGTTATTCTTGTTGTATACTCTTTTGAAAGAGTTATCTAACTGCTTCCAAAGACCTACAGAAAGTCTCATGTCATCAGCACCATCTTGACGAACTCTACCACCATGACCCCACATTAAGTAAGTCTCAATGTCAGTAGCAATTTTAGATAAGTGAGCTGCTTCCATTTGAGTCAAGAAAGTTCTAGAAAGATCTCCATTGTCAAATGCTTTTTTCACTTTGTCTTTACCCATAACTTTGATCATATCTTCCAAAGAACTGATAGATGGATCATTGTTAGAAGTAAAGTTTCTCCAGATCTCAGTTACAGGAACTGTACCATCTGCATTCATACCACCTTTGATCATTAAGTCTGCTCTTGAAGATACAGAGTAATGAACGTGAGCCTCAGCATTACCAACAAAGTTATAGAACTCACGGAATGAAGTTCTTGTTGTAATGTCAGAGAATCTTTCACCATACTCACCTCTTGCAGAACCTTTTCTGAACATTTTAGTACCATTCAAAAGATACTTGTGATCTAAGAATTTGTAGTTGTCATTGTTCACCAATTGTACAGTATAGATAAAACCATCCCCAATAGGCATGATATCTTCATCTGTAATGTACATCTCAACTCCATTATATTTGTCATAAGTGATAATATCACCATGTCCAAACTCACGTCTGTTGATTTTGATTTTAAATGTAGAACCATCTGTACCAAGAATTTTACTTGGATCCTCAACATCTTCAATGATGTAAGGAAGATCAATAGATACAGGAGTCTGCCATCTATATTCTCCACGGTGGTTATCTACTGAGATAACATTCTTGCCACCAAAACTTGACATTTGGTAAAGCGGCATTTCTACTTTTTGAGCCATAGCCCATAAATCAACTGGACCTAAGTCCATAGGTTCAGCATCTTTTAGCATATTCACCAGGTGGTATGAATCCACATGGGAACTTGCTTGATACGAGGTATCTCTGAGGAATATACCATTGTTTAAAACTGGAGTTGCCATTTTTATATTTGTTTAATTGTTACTATTTAAAATCTCTTGAACATATTAGTTCTTGAGAGGGTTTTTTGTGGAGTTCTAGTAGAAGTGTTTGATCTTCTTTCAGCTTCCTCATCTTGATTTGTATTAGATGAAGTAATTCTTCTAGACTGCTCCGTTTTTAATTGTCTTACTACTTTTTCAGTAGCTGCTTTACCACCTTGTTCTCTAATCTTTGCTTCAAATCCATTTGGATCTGCAAGTAACCATAGAGCCTTAGCAATTAAGTCATGTCTTGGTTCTACAAACTGATACTTCTCTAGTAAGTGACCAAGTAAATTAGTTGGTTTACCTGAGATAGAAGGATAGTTAGGTTGAACAAGTCCCGAGTATAATTGAGCTTGAGTTTTCTTATCAAGTCTAATACCACCTAATTCCCCTACAGATAATGTATTATATACGTTGTCTGTATAAAGTTTAGCTTGTTGAGCTTGTTGTTGTTTCCTGTGCTCTTGTTCTACAAGTTGTCTATTAATAATCTCATCCTGCATTCTGTCTAACTTCGGTTTGAACTGATTAGCTTTTTGATGCAATTTATCCATGTCAGCCCAATCTTGAATTTCAGATTCAATCTCTTCTGGAGTTCCAAAATTAGTAGCATATAAATACTGCCTTGCAATTTCAGCTTGATCAGATTCACTATCTGCATCAAGTTCTCTAATTTCTTCTACTTGAGCAAGTGTTCTGAAAAGACCTTTTAAATCTTGTCCCCCATCAGCTACATATTTAGCTGCATACTGAAGTTCTTCTGGAAGAGCAGCAAAGAATTCTTTTGGAGTATTCTCTCTAATTGCAGCTTCTCTTTCATTAAAGTTAGCTTCAAATAATTCTCTAAAGTCCTTTGTTGTATATTCTTCTAAAGACTTATCATCATCAAAACCAAATAGAGTACCTTCTTCAATCATCTTAGAAGCTAATTCAGCAAGACCTGATTTATCAATCTTTGGTCTTCCTTTATTACCTGCATCTTCTTCTTGAGAAATTAAACCATCTAGTTCAGCAATTGTTTCTTCAACTTCTGCTTTCTTTTCAGCATCTTCTTGTTTTGCTTCTGGGGTTTTGGATTCTGGTTTGTCAAAGAACGTCATATCTGTCTTCTCCTTTGTGAAGACTGATTTCTTTTCAGGTTCTGAACTATCAGTAGGGAGCATCACATTTTCTGCTCCTGGCATTCCGAATAGTTCATCAATATTTACATCTACCTGATCCACCGTTGTGGATTCTTGGACCTGTTCATTCAGGTCATCTACTACTTTATTCATGTTGTTGGTTTTTATGTTATATAGTAATATACAAAATAAACTTGGAAAATTTAAAAGTCACTTATTCTTTTTCAGCACTATATAGCTATGACTTATTTTTTTCCCCTATTTATATCAAATTTATTCTTGTTTTCTTGTGCTATTTGTAATTGTTTGTCAGCTATTTCTCTTTGAACTTGAAGCTTTTCTCTTTCAATATCATCCTTCTTAGATTGCTGAATACTTCTATTCACTTCCTTCTCTCTTTGAAGATCAGTCTGTTCTCTGTACTGATCAGTATCCCGGATGTCTTTCATAGCATCTCTATAATCTGACATTTGGTTTTGATCAATATCAACTGTAGATCCATAACCAGCAGCTCTAATCTCAGCAACAGTAATGTTATTCTGAAGTTGTTTGTCTTGTTTCTCAGCTTCAGCTTGAATAAGAGCCTGTTGTTGTTTTTCTTGAGATGCAATTTGCTCTTGTTGCATTTGTTGTTGCTGCTGCATATCTGCTTGTTTCTGAGATTGAACTTTTTCTTCAGAAGATTTAAGAGCATCATTAAGTTCTGAAATAGAGTCAGACTGAACAACTTTACCTAAGTCAAAGATACTAGCTCCAGTAGTATTGTTTTGTAATGCCATTCCTTTAAGTTGTTCAAGAACAGCTCTATGGTTTGCATTAGTACTACAGAAGATATTTAAATCTCTCATTAATAATTCAGTACCATTCATTTCAAAGTTTACTTTTTCATCTGCACCAGTAATATAAGATAGTCTTACTGAGGCATCTGTTGAATGATAATACTGTGCTAAGTCAGTTCTCATCTGATGTACTCTTGGCATTAAATAATCACAATGCTGCATAAAGAACATTTCTGTTTGTGCATATGATGAAGCTACAGCTTGTTCTACACCAGTTGCTGTTTGTTGAGCAATTGGCTGACCCATCCTTTGAGGATTCACTCCAATTACTTCATAAGCCTGTTGCTTAAAATGATTAGCTAAACTTATTCTAGACATTAATCTTTCTGTCTGAGATAAATCTAGTTTTTGAAAGTGAGAGAAGTTTAATGCATTCTCTGTATTTGTAATACTAGTATCTAAGGGAAGCATACCAAAGTTCTTCATAGCTACATAAGCTTTAGCTAAGTTACCTTTCCCCCAGTCTTCACCTAATGAATGTCTAGGCAATGAGTTTTGATCAAGCATAATGATAGTACCTAATTCATCTACTAATATATCAGCAATCTGATTATTAACTATATTATATCCAATCTGATATGGCTTCATTAAGTCAATAAGAGCAGTTGATTTTGTATTTCTATCAGAGAATACTGCACCTTCTACTGGAAGTTTACAACCATATAAGTTTTGATCACCTTTAAATTGAAATTTAATAGGACATATTTTATTTTGGTTGATGCCTACATACATTGGAGCAAACCCGCCAGGGTTATTCATCCCCCAATATGAAGGAATATTTGGTCCAATTTTTACACCACCCCAAACTTCATTAATCCAAATCCAATCAATATGCTCTCCATATACAAGATTATCTTTGCTCTTGTTCTTAAAAAGTCTATTATCATAAATTGGCTTTTCTGTTATTTTATAATCTTCAGTTACTATATCTATAACAACTTCACCATTCTCTTCAATCTTAGTAAGATGTCCAAGCTTCTTTTGTGACTTCCAATAAATAGTACTCACTCTTAATAAGAATGCTGTACCTTGATCATAGTAATCTTCACCTTCCATAAGGATCTGATTAATGATATCTGTACCATCCATTACAGTACCATTCATTGCTGTTGTGTATTGTCTGTAGGCAAGTGAAGGTGAGTTAGTATTCCACTCATGAGATTTGGTAGCATCATAAAGAGTACCATCATTCTGATATCCTCCTGTAGTATATCCAGCTGATCTGATAGGATAGATAGCTTCTAAGGCCTCCATTTGGTCTTGACTTAAACACCATCCATATTTATCAATAACATCTGATACAGTAAACATATCTGTCTTACCGACCCAGTTTGCTTGAGATATATATCTTGCATCTGGAGATTTATGATAAAAGCAAATTACAGGATTCCATAATTCTACTTCATAATCATCTTCCATCATTTTAAAATGCCAGAATTCTCTATCAGTAATAAGCATATCTCTGAACCCTCTTTCCTCAAGTTCATCCATTTTAAATCTTTCTACATCTACCTTATGCTGATGTGATGCCCATTGCTCTATCATTGATCTATAATCTTTCTTAAAAAAAGATTCAATCTCTGGTAGGCTTTTTAATTTATCTGGATTAGTTTGTTCTTGTGCTTCAGGTGACTCTGGATCTAAACCTTGGTCAATAAGGGCACTTAGTATTTTAAATCTTGCATCATCTAGAAGAGTATCTTCTATCATCTTTCTTTTTTCTTCTAGAAGTTCATTGTAAGAAGTATCATCTACAGCTCTGTATACTAACTTGGTAGATCTTTTAGCAAATTCAGCTACTAAGACATTAATAACATTTGGGATAATTGGATAAAACTTTAACTCTAGTGCAGACTGGTCTTCCTTAGTAAGTGTTTCAACTATTTCTCTATACTCATTATTTTCTTCAACAATATAATCTGACTTATCTATAATACCTTTGGCAAGTTTATAGTTCTTCATTAGTCTTCTGGCATTCCTACGGATCTGTTTTAATCCTTGCCACTCAACCCAATCAAGATTCCAAGCTGCCCACTCATCAGATTTTTCTTTTTTAGTGATAAATTGTAGAGGCTGTGTAACAGTGCCCATGCGGTTTGTTTCCGCCTTGGCCCCATTTTTTAACTGCATTGCATTATATATTTGCATACTAATTATTTAAAGTTTTTAAAGGCGGATCTTTTCACACCCTGCCCAATACCAAGTTGTTGTTTTCCCATGTGACGAAAAGGACTGCTATTTAATTTAAACAAATTTTCTGACTTTTGCAAGTTTTTCTTGCTATCATCCATTACTGTTTTCTTTAAGTAGCCTCTATTAGACTGTTGAATTTTCATAAAAGCTACAAGAGCACAGAAGGAAACTAACCTATCCACATTGACTCCTAGTGCATATTCTCTCATTTCTTTAAGCAACATAGGATCAGGAATTCTTTCAATACCATATGTTGTTCTAACTACAGTACCATCCTCCATAGTTTCTTGATCTAATTCTTCTCTAGTGTATTCAATTGCATAACTTAGAAGATGGGCTTTAAATAAAGTACCTGTATTCTTCCATCCATACTCTTGATATACATTGGCATTTGCACCAAGATCTTTTAAGAATACAATTTGATTTTTAGGTACTAAGTATTTATGCTTTCTTCTTTGTATCATGTACTGAATGAAAAGAGAAATATTGTTTTCAATAAGAGCCCAAGCATTATACCATTCAATTATTAATTCTAATTTTTGATGTGTTCTTTTAATATCATCAAATCTACCACACCAGGCAGCTACAATCTTATCTTGCTCTATGTATGTTTCTGTTTCTCCGGCATGAATTTTAGTTATTTCTACAGGAGCTTTCATTACATAGATAGAACACAATGAGTCTGATGTTGTTGTCTTACCTTCTGACACGGGATCTATAGAGGCATAATATGTTCCAAAAGAAGGATTCTCTATTGGTCTTTCCCAAACTACTAATACACCAGTTTTATCTTCTAGTTTTTTAGGAACTGGGAAATCCATGATTGGCCTTTTATCTGTTAATTTTACAGTAGGTAATCCTGTCTCATCAGCATAAATGTCTAAGTACTCACATGCATATTCTTTTTCTTCAATTCTTCTTTCTTGTGCTGCAAGTAGATGGGGAGGAAATACAGATACAGATCTATGATCAAATGCTTCTTTAATATTTCTAGGATGCTGGGAGATTCTTAACTGATAATCTTCCGGAGATAATTCATTTTTCCATTTTATAAATTGTTCTTCTAAAGCTTTCAGTGATTCTTCTACTTGTGAATTACCAAACTGATCAATGTAAGGAGGCATTGACCATTGTTCAGGAATAAATAAACCTGACATACCAAATGTGCCTTTATCATCAATAAGATTACTTTCAACTGCATAGACATCTTTAGATCCAGGATCTTGAATCATATCTTTCAATGGATAGCATTGAGATAAATCTCCTACAGATCCAGCTGCAATAAACATACCTGTAGTAATTAAACCAGATCTCATTGCTGGTCTCATGTACTCATATGTCTTATCCATCTTAGGAGCAATTCCTGCTTCTTCATGGAAGAAGTATTTAACTGGTCCACCGACACCATTTGTTGGATCTTTCTCAAATGACATACCTTGTATAGTTCCTTTAAGACCAACTTCAGTTTTTCTATCTCCTTTTCTTACCTCAATCTTTTGTTGCCACATCATAACTTTGTCTGGAGACATTGGCCGGTACCATGCTGTATGCTCATTTAAGAATGCAGCATATTCCTGTAAAAATTTCCATGATCCTTTCTCATTGATATAATCTTTAAGACTGGCTCCAATCTTAAGAGTAACTCCAGCTTCAAACCATTGTTGGTTAATGAGCTTACCCATGTGATAATAGGAAGATGCAATCTGACGTTTCTTTAGAATAGCAACATGCTTATAATTCAGTTCTGCTAAAAGCTCATAGAGAGCCATATGATATTGAGCATCTCTAATATCTGCAAATCCAAATTGTTGTATCTCCTTATTAAATATAGGTAGGAAGTTCAACCACATATAATATTCTCTTGCAAGAAACCAATGGTTATTAGCTTCTTTAATTATGATGCCTTTTCTGCATCTTACCTTTTGCTCATCCCAATAATTTATGAAGTCTTTTGACTTGAAGGGAGATGTACAATATACCCTATCTTTTCTGAATTTATCTGACTCAGATACAAATAGTTTATTTGTAGTTTCATTAAAGTTGTATTGTCCTGGTTCTTTGAATAAGTCAAAGATAAAGTCAGCGAAGTCCTTTCTGGATTCAAAACTTGTGGTTGTCCATGTTCCATTGTCATATGTTGGTATATCTTGGTAAATTTCACTCATAATTATTTTTATTGATCATATGCCATACCAATCCCACCTCTAACTTTGCTAGACTGTTCTTCTTGAAGATCTTTATAAGCACCTTTAAAAGATTGTCTTATGGCATCATAGTTTTTGGCTGCAGCAATGAGAGAATTAAAGTTACCATCCCTACCTGTAGTGATAGCACTTGTCTCCATATATCTACCTAATCTATCTAACATAGATGCAATACCTTTGTATGCTCTGGATGTAGGTGTCTCATACATTCTTTCACAAAACTGTAATGCTACAAATATTGTATTATCTTCTGTAGAAAATTCTCCCTGTACCTGATCTAGGATAAGTGATTCTTTATCAATATCCGGAGTAAAGAAAAAAGGATTAAGATCGGGATTAGGACAGCACATATAAAACAAATACATGTATATTTTAAGATAATCTTCAGGGTATTCATCCATTACATCTTTAAGAGCCTTTAAGGTATAACAATGTTCAGTAGGAATAACTACTCCATTCTGTACATCAAACAGTTTAGTGAAACTCATTTCTTTTTAATTTTAATTTTATTATCATGAAGGTAATGCATTATTGTTTGCACCTCCTCAAATAAATAAGGTAATGCAAGTGGCTTTACTTCTTTTAATACAGGCTCTCCATTAGCATCTTTCTTGGTTACTGGATATCCCCAATTATCTTCTGTTTCTACTTCAAAGCTAACATGATGGATAAATATCTTTCCTGGTTTTAACTTTGGATTATGTTTTAGTATAATATACATATAAATACTTAACTGTAGTGCGTAGTGATAGAAATGACAGTCATCTAAATTATCTATAGGAGGCAGCAGTTTTTCTGATTTACCTTCCCAATCAACATAAGACTCCATTTTTATTTCTTTGTTGGTCTTGTAGTCAATGATATTTACTTTACCATTGACTACTTCAACTAAATCTGATTGACCACAAATACCTACTGAGCGCAAATACACCATGTGTTCTGGATAAACACCTGGTTCTAATTTTTGAGAGGGGGCTAGTTTAACTCCTTCCTTAACTTCTGTAGGTTTAAATATAGGTATAGTAACTCCTTCTCTTTCCATTGAAGATAAAGCACAGATATCTGATTCTCTTTGATTATGATACCATGTACCAAGAGTAGTAGATCTGTCAGCTTCATTAGTCCAAATTTGTTGTATTAATACTGGATCCATACCAGCCCACTTAGACTTTTTACTCTTGCTTACTTTCTCTGCTATTTTCTTAGCATCAAATGGTTTTTTAAAATGGGAAACAAGTGTTGTTACACTTATCCAATCAATGTTACTGTCATCAAGACTTCTGTAACTATGATCATCTGCATTAAATACAATCATATTATTAATCTTTAAGGTTATCTAATACATCTTCTTTTTTCTCTGAAATAATTGATGCCCATTTCTTTGATGGGCATGAAGTAGAAAGAGATCTAGTTTTAAAAGATAAAGAACATCCACATAGAGAACAACAAGGTTGTGTCTTAGGCATAAGACATTCTTTTCCTACAGTATCTATATCAGGACATGTATTACAAATCTCCATTCTTAATGCTGAGACATGTTCTACAAATTCATCTTTAATAACTGTATTAGTTATACCTTCAATGATCTGTTTCCGGTTCTTCCAAATTTCCTTTAGACTGGTCTTCATATTTTTTTTGTTTAAAGTTATTTTTCTTCTCCTCCTGTAGAGAAATCTTTTTTTCAATATCTATAAGAGCCTCAAGTTTGCCCTCTACCATTTTCTTATTATAATAAGCTCCAAATGTAGAAGTATCATGTTCCTCCAAACTCTTTTGATATCTAGGAATTGTTTTGCGCACAGTTCCAGGTTTTACAGCAAAATGCCCCAGACCTTCTACATTAAGTCTGGGGTGTTTTAAATTACTTAGATTTTGTCTTACTTCTTTATAAAAGCACTCTACTAAATCTTCTACTAGAGTTGCATTCACACCTAGCTCTTCTGATACTTGAACATATAGCTTACTTGCTTTCTTCGGTATCATGTCCTAAGAATTTATAGTCAAGTAAAATTGTGCCATTAGTTTGTATCAGCAAACTAGGGTTTAGTTTAATAAGCTTTTTATTACTAGAATCTTTAATTACTAATTTGTTTTTTTCAGCTTTGTTTACTGAGTTTCTTACGGTCTGAGGGGATTTAAAAATCCAATCTTCTTCTGCAGATGCGTCTAAACAAAAATTAGTAAGTTCTATAGGCTCATTAAAGCTAAGTAAAGTAAGACAGTCAAGATCAGATTCACTCATTGTAATCTTATTGATATAACAGTGAGTTAAAATTTGAAACTTAACTACATCCCATTTTGACATTTTAACCTTCTTCTGTACTTGATTTACAAGTGCCATGGTTACTGTTTTTTAAGCTTTCTTTCTTTTGGTCCTACATTTTCTGGAGACATGTCTTCAGGGAATTCTTGCTCAGCTTGTTCAGCCATTTCAGGATTCATCATCATAGCCATCTGAATTTGAATTTGAGTTCTTTTGAATCTTACTTCATCAAGTTCCATCAATTTCTTTTCATAGTCATGCTGAGCTATAATGTAAGGCATTGAATCTGTGTAAAATTTTAGGAGTTCTTCCTTTCTAGCAGTTAACTCTTCCGCGGATAATTGCTCTTCTGTTTGTTGGTTTTCCATTATTATATATTTTAAGTTTAGACAAATATACAATAAAAGTTTAAACAGAATATATTTAAATAAAAAAATCCAGGTATAGAAAGTACCCGGATCTTAGAAAGTATAGTAGTTTACTTATTCACAGTTGGAATAAAGTTATCTATTTTTTTTAGTTTGCTTAGGTTCTTGCTTTAGCTTACTGTTCTTAACAGTATCTACTTGTGAGTTATTCTGTAACATACTATTACGATTCTTTACACTACCTCCTACAGCTCCTGTAGGCATGAAATCATTAATGATGTCACCACCTCTTTCATATAGTCTTTTCATTTTATCTGTTTTTAATAGTTAGATTTAATAATGTGAACATGTAAAAATCTCTTGAGATGTCTACTTCAATTGTTAAAATATCTAATTTAGATATTCTTAATCTTAATGCAAATTTATCCCATTGCTTACTATGGGACTTCCAGTTGTTTCTAAATTTCATTTTGTAAGAGATTTAAGCATTGCTATCATTTTTGGCTGTGGACTAATATCACTCTTATCTTTTCTGTAAGAGTTATGAGTATATAACCCTGGTACTGCAGATAATGCATTCTTAGAAATTGTCCACATATCTGTTTCATTATATGTAAGGGGGATGTTATATATCTTATTCCAGTATACAAGTAACTGTCTTACAGATTCAATCTGAGCATCTGTATAGGCATGGTAATACTTATGTCCTTTATAAGGAACTGATAACTCACATACTTGATCATTAGGTACTACTCTATCTACATAGTTATAATACTTACCATCTGATTTTTGTTTTAGTGGTCCCCAGTTGCAAATTTCAATTCCAATTGCTAATGGATCAATAGATCTATATGGTATTGCCAATGATCTAAACACCTCTGGTTTAAGACCTAAATGATAGGCCCATTTCTTAGATGAGAATGCCTGAGCTATCTCACCATCAAATGTATCTTTAGATACACCTTTACCAGATATAACTACACATGTTGCAATGCGACCTCTGTCATCTACATTCCAATGTTTAATTGTATTTGGTGCAGAAGAATTTCCTGCTGTATGATGTAATACAATCTGTAGTTTTTTAGTCTCCTCATTTACATACTGTCCTTCTGAGAGAGGTACCTGTTTTATCTTTTTAAAATCTAAATCAGCCATTACTTATTGAATTTTTTAACCCAAAACTTAGACAACCATGTACCAGCTTTTTGAAAAAACTTATTTTCAGAATCAACTACTACAGTTGTACCTTCTTCAGTTTTAACTACACTAACATCTAGTTTTTCACTATCAAGTTTGAATTCTTTTTTCTCTTCAGTTTTGTGAATTTCTACATCAACCTTTTCAGTGTCAACTACTACATCAACATTTTTGTCTTTCTTAACTGCTTTAACTTTTACTTTTTTTGTCTTGACTTCTATTTCAATGTCTTTGACTTTTACTTCTTTCTTTGCCATTTTTATTTAATTTAAGGGGTTACAATTTCTTCTTGCTTATCTTCAACTGTTAATTGAGATAATGTTGCTGCTACAGTACCGGCTGTAGCTAAATAACCTGCTGCAGTAACTACTGCTGCGGGTAATGAAACTGGAGCTGTTAAAATTACTCCTGCAACTGCACCTAATGCAATGGCAATGTTTCTTACTTTCTTCCAAAACTTTGGAGTTTTACCACTCCATCTTCTTTTTAAATCTTTCATTGTGTTTTATTTAATACAAACATTTTAACTGCGTCTGATAACTCACCTACATTCTTAGCTAGATTCTTTATCTCAAGTTGAGTAAGTTCTTGCAAGGCTTGATATTTTATCTGTGTCTCTTGTTGTACAAGTTCAATTTTACCTTTTAGTTTTCCTACTTCTTCAGTATTCTTTCTAACATCCCCGTGAATCATTTTTAAAAAGTATCCAAAGATAGCAAAAATTGTTCCTGATATAAATAAAGTAAGTGTAAGTGTTGTTGTGTTCATTATTAGTAAGTTTTATTTAATGTAAATATTTCTGAATAAATACTGTCCCCTACATTAGCTGCATTCCATTCAGCTGTAACATCAAGTGTATTAGGTATAGTAGTGTCAAAAGTTGTATTGTTTATTATGCTAAAATTTATTCCTTCAAAGTTTAAACCTCCATTTCTAGTATAACCAAACAAACCTCCTGATGCTATAGAAGCTACAGTTGCTGCTCCTAATGTTCTTATTGTAAAATTTATATCTAAATTCCAATGTCTATTTGTAGCTGCACTAAGAGCCATAGTACCTGTATCAGCTAAAATTATACCCCCAATAGTTTTAACTCTAACCCGTAAAGTAGCAGAACCTAAACAAGATAGATGTCCTGTTAAAGCAGCATTAAAACAATCTCCTACTTGAAATGTATTAGCAGGTACTGTTAAAGAACCTAATCCAGTAGTATTTATTAAGGATGATTCCACAATTGTATTAGTAACCGGTATACTATCAACTGTTTGAGCAAATAGACCATAATTAATAGGACCTGGTACTAATTGCAAAGAATTGGTTAGAATTAAAGTGCTCATAATCTTAAGATATCCAAGTTACTACAAAGGTTGTTCCGGTTGCATCAAATGAAATAGAACCTAAAGTATTATTCATTGCTCCGCCATCAAAATTAACTGTAACTCCTGCTGGTAATGTTTGGCTATCTACAGTTCCTGCAGCTAAACCAACATTAGCAATAGAAAAACTATATATACCTGCTATTGTTGAATCTGGCGCATTTACATAAGTTCTAATATTTGGAATTCTAGATGCTGATGAAAGATTGTTATTTACTGAGAGAAGAGTTGTTTCTGTTGCTAATCCTGTTGTATTACTTACAATCTGAGCTAAGTAACTATTAGGGTTAATGTATGTAATAGGAGCTGTAGGAGTACCTGGTGTGTTTGATCCGGCTAAATAATAAACTGGTGGATCAAATGTAGTTCCATTCCAGATTCTTATTTCTAACCATGTAAGACCCACATTGTCTACTACAAGCATTGCCTCATAGTCAGTACCATTTTGAATAGCTATTAGTATTTGAGCTAACAATGGTTCAACTTGATCTGTATTTAAATCTATTTCTTTTAAATAATCACAGGCACATTGCTGACCTTGTAACATTTTTAACTGCCAAGGAAAGTTATTTCCTTTGTTTCCGTAGTCTTTTAAATTCCCTATTGACATTGTTTCTTATTTTTAATTTTTAAAACTTAATCTTCTTTTGTCAGCTCCACTACTTCTTGAGGTTGTGGTGGAAACAAAGCTGCTAAAGCTTGTATTAAAAAAGCTGCATCTTGTAATGAGTAGGCTCCTTTCTTAAATCCTTGATCTAATGCTTGATTTAAGACTTCAATTGCTTGTTGTTGATTCATATTATTTGTTTTATTTAATTATATTTTTAATGATCCAAATATATTAAAAATTAGGCTAATAAAATTCTTTCTGCTACTCCGTTAATAATAACATCCCAGTATTTAGTTGATGTATTAACTCCTACTACAACAGCACCTGCATTTGTTGTAGAAGATCCTACTACAAATTGATTATTTGCAGTTGATGTAGCCGCATGTCCAATAATTATTGATCCACTAATTGTTGAACTTGATACCTCTGCACGAACTCCAATTGCAGTATTATTAGTACCTGTAGTTAAAGTATTAAGTGCTCTACCACCTATTGCAGTATTATTAGCACCAGTAGAAGATCCTAAAGCCTCAGCCCCAATAGCAGTATTACCACTACCCGTAAGATTAAGTCTAAGAGTATTTATACCAATTCCCGTATTATTTTGTCCTGTAGTATTAGCACTAAGAGCAAACTCACCATATGATAAGTTAGTTGCAATGTTACCTTGACCATTATTCCAAATAGTTTTGTCAGTAGCATTATATTCTAACCATGCAGGTAATTGATTTACAATACTTGACCAGTTATAGGATACTCCATCTAATGCTAAAGTATCAAGATCAATCTGAAGATTGTTTGCTGCATTAAGATTATCAACAATCCTAATAGTCGGATTTGCATTAGTATTCAAATACAATGCTCTATTATTAGTAAAGTTTATAGAACTGATAGATGCTGTTCCAATACCACCAAAGTTAGTAATAGCGTTTCCTGTATTAACTACAGTTTGTAAATTAGGAGCTACACCTGCTGCAATCTGTGCTTCTAGATCTTTAAAGAAGATAGCTGCTGGTTGAAAGTCAGACTGTGTTACTGGGTTTCTTACACCTATTGCAATCATATCATTAGGAGCAAGAGTTTTCTTTACTCTTTTTCCAGTGATAAGATTAAAAAAGTTTGATATGTTATTTAACATGGTTCTTAGTTTTAAAAATAATACCCCGATTGCTCAGGGTATTAAATTAAATTTATACTCTTGGTCTTCTAAAAATTTTTGGTACAATCTGTACTGAAAATTCTTCTACTGGAGTTGCCGGATTATCTACTACTACATATGTTCCTGCAGGCACACCTTTTTGAGCAGCATCTGCTGCATTTGGAAAAACTCCATATGCAAGTAAAGCTTGCATGAGCCTTGTTAACTCAGTTGCTTTAGCTTCTGCACTTATTTGATATTGTCCTGTTAAAAATACTGTAGGTGTGATTGTTCTTATTGTAACACCTGTAACTTTGTTTTCTGTTGCCATGATTTTTTATTTTTAGTTATTTTACAATTTTTACTGTTCCATCTGGAGTACTATAAAGCTCTCCTACTTTTAATCCTGCTGCAAGCGCTGCTGCATTATCAGAAAACTCTCTTCTGGCATTTGCTAAGATGGCATTAAGATGGCCAAACTTAGCTGGTGCCATATCATTATCTTGTTTAAGATAAGGGTCGGGTGATACAGGATAAAACTTTACCATAATTACATACTATATATTGGAATCTTATAATCTGTACCATTAATTTTAACAGTCCAGAAACCACATCCTGAAGGTAAAAGCCCAACCCCTAATGGAGTTGCTGATGTAGCAAATCCTGCGGGACCTGCTGTTGTACCTACATATGATGAAGCACTACCTATTACAAGTTGATTACCTCCATTACCTAATGCGCCAGTACCAATAATTATTGAATGATTTGTAAAATTAGTGGTTGTTGCATTATTTCCTATAACTATAGTATTACCTGTCGCAGTTGTACCAGCTAAAGCAGAAGAACCAATTGCTATATTACCTCTACCTATTGTATTGTTAATCAATGCACTGTCTCCAATAGCTGTATTCTGGTAACCGCTTGTATTTAAAAACATTGCGCCTTGACCCATAGCTGTATTAGCATAACCAGTAGTATTACTAAGCAAAGCAACTCTACCTACAGCTGTATTGGCACTTCCTGTTGTATTATTTTGCATTGAAAAGGCACCAATTGCTGTATTATTACCTGCTGTATTTGACTGTAAGGTATTATGTCCTAAAGCTGTATTTTCACTACCTAAGATATTAGTAATTAAAG